GAGAAATGATCAAGGACTACTGCAAAGCGCACAACATGGTAATTGACAGAGAGGTCGCGGATGAGGGGCAGTCCGGAGCCAAGAGGCGTGAGAAGTTTGAACAGATCATCCAGACAGAGCATAATCCCCCGATTGCGGGTGTGGTGATTGCGAAGTCAGACCGGCTGGCAAGAGACATTAACATCTATTACTACTACAAAATGCTTCTGCGTAATGCGAATATGGAGTTGTGGTCTGTGACGGAGGACTTCGGCGCGTTAGGTGCGTTTGCTCCGATGCTGGAGTCATTCACGATGCTGGTAGCACAGATGGAGCGCGCAAACATTACGCAGCGTACATCCGGAGGGCGGCGTGTCAAAGCAGGGATCGGCGGGTACTCCGGCGGTAATGCTCCGTTTGGATATAAACTGGTAAACGGCAAGCTGGAGATCAACGAGGAAGAAGCGGAGATTGTACGGCGGATCTTCACAATGCGGGAAGAAAAGCACTTCACGCTTCAGGAGATCACGGACGAACTGATGGCATCGGGCGCGGTGAACCGTAAAGGCACCCGGTTCTATCCTTCCTCCATCCGCAGTATCCTGATGAACCGCAAAACCTACGAAGGGTACTATCATTACAAGGGCTACAACAACGGTGCGTGGGTGAAGGGACAGCAGGAGGCGATCCTGCCAGAACCGTACAGGGGAGAAAGGACAGAAGAATGAGCGATACAATCAGCAGACAGGCGGCGATTGATGCGGAGGATAGTAAATGATTCAACTCTTACATGGTGATTGCTTGGAACTCATGAAAGATATTCCGGATAAAAGCATTGACATGATTCTTTGTGATTTGCCTTATGGTACTACTGCTTGCAAGTGGGATAATGTTATTCCGTTTGATCCGTTGTGGGAGCAGTATAACAGGATTATAAAGCCAAACGGTGCGATTTGCTTATTTGGCTCTGAACCTTTTTCAAGCACGTTGCGGATGAGCAACATAAAACACTTTCGGTATGACTGGATATGGGAAAAAACCATTGCAAGCAATTTCAGCCTTTCGAGGAAACAACCGAACAAAAAGCACGAAAATGTAATGGTGTTTTACAAAAAGCAACCTACATATAACCCGCAAATGGAGTGTGGGAAGCCTTATAAAGATAAGGCGAGAAAAAGGACTGTTTCTGTTCACGGCGGAAAAGAAACCACAAAAAAACCAATTGAAAACATTGGAACTCGTTACCCATCAAGTGTTCAGAAATTCAGCAACGGAAACAATGGCAACGTTCACCCAACCCAAAAACCTGTTCCGTTGCTTGAATACCTAATCCGCACATACACGAACGAAGGTGAAACCGTTCTTGACAACTGCATGGGAAGCGGGTCAACTGGTGTCGCCTGTGTCAATCTGAAACGTAATTTTATTGGAATTGAACTTGAAGAAGAGTATTTCAAAATTGCAGAGGAGAGAATAAACAATGCAAGACTTAATCAGCAGACAGGCGGCGATTGAAGCGCTTTATGATTGGTGCGAACATAGCATGACGGATGCGGAAGCATGGCATATCAAACAGGTTATCGGAGATATAAAGTCACTGCCTTCCGCACAGCCAGAACAGCGGTGGATACCATTCAAAACTAGACCGTTGACGAAAGAGGAAAAAGAAGAGCATCCCGAATGGGACGGCATTCTCGATTGCAAACTGCCAGATGACGGACAGCGGATATTAGTAAACGTTAGCGTCCGTGGGCATGAAAGTGTCCAGTATGACGAATTTTATACGGACGATGGAAGTTATCTGGATAGTGGGTATGAGATAGGTACAGAAGCAACTGCATGGAGGCCTCTGCCAGAGAAAGACACGCAGGAATCTGAGAAATCGGATATCTGAAAAAAATCGAAAAAATAAAAAAGACCGCCCGGATGGGGCAGTCTGACTCAAAGGGGTCTGTAGAGTGCAGGCCCTTTTCTGTTTAAGGAGGCGTACATGGATAACAGATCGGTATACAGCGCGGTATTTGATGCGCTGAAGCAGAGGCAGGACCGGCAGACATGCAAAGACATGATATCCTGTCTGGTCAACTGGTCGTATGAGGATCCGCTGGCCGTAGTCGAGGCGGCAAGACCGGTAAGGAAACTGTTTTCAGAGTGCATGGCTGAGGCGGCCAGATCCGGAGACTATGAGAAAGCGGAACGGTTCCGGTCGCACACCTACGACACGCTGCTGATAACCGCGCCGAACTGTCTGGATGACTACATGCAGGCGCTGGAGTTTGACAGACCGGTGCGCGAGAGGTTCTATCTTCCCCGACGGGCGGTCCTGCTGCCGTTCGTGCAGGCGTTAGAGGACATGACCTACGACAGACTGGATGAGCTGTTCCTGTCGTGTCCTCCGCGAGTGGGGAAAACAACACTGCTGATGATCTACGAAACATGGCTGATGGGGCGCAACTCGGAACTTCATAATTTGTACACATCCTACTCCGACATCATCACAGGGGCGTTCTACTCCGGTATTCTGGAGATCCTGCGGGATAACGTAACGTACAAGTGGGGCGACATCTTCCCGGCGGCGAGGATCAAAAGCACGAAAGCGGATGAAAAGACGATCGACATTGACCGTAACAAGCGCTACAAGACGCTGACATGCAGATCCTTGTACGGCACGTTAAACGGTGCCTGCGACGCAGACGGTACGCTCATAGCGGATGACCTGATCGGGTCGATCGAAGAGGCGATGAGTAAAGACCGGCTGGTTAATGCCTGGTCAAAAGTCGATAATAACCTTCTTCCAAGAGCTAAGGAGCATTGCAAGATCCTGTGGATCGGCACACGGTGGTCCATGATTGATCCGATGGGGCTGCGGGAGGATCTGCTGCGGAACGACGCGCAGTTCAAAGGCCGGCGGTTCAAGGTAATCGATCTTCCGGCCATGAACGAGAACGACGAGAGTAACTTCGACTACGACTACGGGGTAGGGTTCTCGACAGAGTACTTCCGGCAGCGGCGGGCATCGTTTGAGCGCATGGGCGATATGGCATCGTGGCTGGCGCAGTATATGTGTACACCGATCGAGCGTGAGGGGACCGTGTTCGCTCCGCAGGACATGCGGATGTTCAACGGTGTTCTTCCTGAACAGGATCCGGATCGGGTGTTCCTTGCGACGGATCCAGCCTGGGGCGGCGGTGACTATGTGGCCGGTCCCGTGTGCGCTCAGTATGGCGATGATGTGTACGTGGTGGATGTAGTGTTCACGAACGAGGATAAGACGAAATCACAGCCGGATATTGCGATGAAAGCGAAGCGGAATAGCGTCGGTTATTTGCAGATCGAGGCAAATAAGATGACTGAAGATTACAAGGACGGTGTAGAGAACGCACTGAAGAGTATCGGATATCACTGTACGGTTCAGACGAAGCCTGCCCCTACAAGTAAGAGCAAGGAGCAGAGGATCTTCGATAAAGCACCGGACATTAAGGAGCATTTCATCTTCCTTGAGGATGGGAAACGGTCGAAGGAATACCAGATGTTCATGCAGCAGGTGTACTCATTTAAGATTACAGGGAAGAACAAGCACGACGATGCGCCGGACTCTCTCGCCATGGCCGCAGATATGCTTTTCCGCAAGCAGTCACCGGCGGCCAGAGCCATACCAAGACTTTTTTAAGACTTTTACTTTTGTGAAACAAAAAGCATGAAAAGTATTGTGAAAATAAGGAAAACGACTATTTTTATGGTAGGGGAAAGTATACCTGTTCAGTGCCGTGTCCGCTTGGCAGGTATACTGGCATGTGAAAGGAGACTTAACGATGGCAGATTCCGAAAACAATACAAACGCTACGGAAACTGAGAAGCCGGTAACGTCTGCTTCGATCGTGCTAAATGCTTCCCCGGTTACTACCATTGAACTTAAAGGCAGAGCGCAGATTTTGTCCGATGCGGATGAAATCACGGAAAACAACGTGATCGATGTTCTTACTAAAGCCATGACTGTACATGATCACAATGCCTTTGAGGAGACATATTTGTATAACTACTATCTGGGACAGCAGCCGATCCGGTACAAGGTAAAGCAGTACCGGCAGGATGTGAATAACCGGATTGTAGAGAACCGGGCGCAGGAGATCGTAACGTTCAAGTCATCCTATGCGCTTGGCGAACCTGTTCAGTATGTTCTTCGGTCCGGCATCACGAATGGGCTTGAAGCGCTGAATCAGATCAACGACTGGATGTTCTCCAGAAAGAAAGCAGCAGAGGATAAGCGGCTGGCTAACTGGATGCACATTTGCGGTGTGGGTGTCCGAATGGTGGTTCCTGAGAAGTCAGACTACTCCAAAGCGCCATTCCACCTGTACACACTGGACCCGCGCACTTCGTTTGTTATTTACCGCAACGACTTAGGTAAAACGCCGTTAATGGGTGTTACGTACATTACGAAAGCGGATAACTCAACGCGGACGTATTACTGCTATACGGACAGCGAGTACTATGAGATCGAGGGTACACTTCCTATAGGCGTGATTACACGCCATGAAGCAACGATGCTGAACCGCATCCCGATCATCGAGTATCCGTTGAACATGGGGCGTGAGGGCGTGTTTGAGCCGGTTATCGCACTGCTTGACGCGCTGAACATTCTATCCAGTAACCGCGTTGATTCTGTGCAGTCGTTCGTTGATGCAATTATGCTGTTCCATAATGTGCAGATTACCAACGATGTGATTACGCAGATGCGTGAAATGGGCGCGTTGATGTATAGCGATACGGATTCTTCCTCACCGGGTGAGATCAAGTACCTTGTGTCGGAACTGAATCAGACGCAGACGCAGACGCTGAAAGATGACCTGTGGCAGAGCATTAAAGAAATCGTCGGTATGCCTTCACAGTCCGACGGATCGGCATCCACCAGTTCTAACAACGGTGCAGAGATCGTTCGCAACGGATGGGAGCAGGCAGAGTCGTGCGCTAAGGACTTTGAACTGGAGTTCAACGGTTCTGAGATCGACATGCTGTCACTTGTTCTTCGGATTGCAGATACGATGGCTCCAAGGTACTATACAGATACCGTGGATGACGCTGTGCTGCGGTCACTCGGAACACTGAAGATTGGCGATATCCGTATTCAGTTTACGAGACGGAACTATGAGAACATCGCTACGAAGAGCGCAGTGCTGCTTCAGATGCTTGGGACCGACAAGATCCATCCGAAACTTGCGTTTGAACATAGCGGCATGTTCGCGGATCCGGAGCGCGCGTATACTGAAAGTATGGCGTACTATCAGTCGCAGACAGCCAGTGGAGGTAACAATGGATCAGGAAATGCTGCAAGTGATCCTAGCGCTTCTTCGTAAAGGGTCTGTAGTCGAACTGAAGATAGAACACGGGCAGATCGCTGTAGTAGAGATCCAAAGGAAACTGAGAGGATCTTACAGGAAAGAAGCGTTAACAAAGTAGTCTGTCAAAGGACGGATGAAAATAGAAAATTAGCTCAAAGGGGCGTGTGGTCGTAATGACTGCGCGCCCTTAATGCTTATAAAGGGAGACGCGATGGCAAGTGTATTGAGTTTTGATGAAATCAATTATCTGCAAGAATACACGGCCATGTTCGATCAGGCGGATAAAGCGGTCCGCGATACCTGGTATGCCTACCTTGGCACACCGGAGCTAAAGAAGAAGATGTGCGATACGCTTGAGGATCTGATCGTGTATGCCTTCGTGTCCGGCATCGGTCAAACGGATGTTCAACTGGACTTCGACAGAGCGTTGAGCGAAGCGGAGAGCGCAAGCGCACTGCGGACGGTGATTGACCACAAGGCCGCAGGGAAAACGTTAGCGGATCGGGTGGAGGATCACATCAACGAGAACAGTCTGCCTAAGATGCTTATTCTTGCGGATACGGAGATCCACAGAGCGTACAACGAAGGGATGTTAGCTGAGGCACATAAGATTGGATACACGAACGGTCTGAGTGTGCAAAAGACATGGCACACCATGGAAGATGAACGTGTACGCGAGTCACATTACTGGCTTGATCAGCTAACGATTCCGATTGATATGAGTTTCTGGGTCTACAACGACAGCGCCTTAGCACCGGGGATGTTTAGTACGGCTGAAGAGAACGTAAACTGCCGGTGCTGGCTAACGTATTCGATAGCATAACTGGCAAAAGTGTGTCCCGCGCAGGCGCACTTAGTCACATAGTATTCGTCAGGGACGACGTTAAAACGCAAAAAGTCAGGGACGACTATAAAACGCAGGAGATAGTTAAATGGAAATCAAGGACTTATTAGGCAGCAAGTACCGTGAAGGCATGACAGATGAAGAAATCAAAGCCGGCCTCAAAGAACTGTTCGGATCTCCGGACGATTCAGACGTTTCAAAGCTGAAGGGTCTGCTGAGTGATCGCAATTCTGAGATTGCGAAGCTGAAAAAGGACTTGAAATCGCATTTAACGGATGAAGAGGCTCGGAAGGCGGCAGAGCAGGAAGAACACGACAAGTTAGTTGACGAAAACAAGGCTCTGAAAGAGCAGTTAACCGTCAGTGCTAACAAAGCGAATCTTCTTAGTCTTGGCTATTCCGACACACTGGCAGAGGCTACGGCCAAAGCTATGTACGACGGTGATACGGCAGCTGTCTTAGCGAATCAGAAGCAGTTCCTTGAGGAACACGATAAAGCTGTGATCGCTGAACAGATGCGTAAAACACCAACACCGGGTACAGGTTCCGGATCGCCGGAGGGCATGACGCTGAAGAAGCTGAAGGAAATGTCACAGACGGATCGCATCAAGTATGCGATGGAGCATCCGGAAGAGTACAAAGAACTTTATGCGAAAGGGGAATAAATTAGATGGCAAACATTAACACGGCCTACGACAATTTTGTTCTGGAAAACGAAGTAACAGACATGTATAAGTCGCGTCTCAATCTTCAGAACTTCTGCACTGTAGATGAGTCGCTTACTGCTGAGGCAGGCGATATCGTAAAGGTAAATGTTTATACCGCTACGGATGGCGCTGAGGATGTTGCGCTGGGCGAAGGAAACACCAAGTCGATTGTAGTTTCTAATACTACGAAGCCGTATACCGTTAAAACGGCGCAGACGCGCTTTGAGTGGCTTGATGAAGAAGCCCGCCGGGATCCTATGATTCCTTACGTTGGCGCACAGAAGGCCGGCATCGACATCTTCAATCATGAAATGTCCGATATTTACGGCGAGTTCCTCAAGACTAAGCTGTCCGCAACGTTATCCGGTACGGATTATTTCTCCGCTTACGTTGACGCACAGGCCCTGCTTAATATCGAAGCGGTCGATCAGGGCGCACCGGCTACGTTCTCCATTCTTTCTCCGGCAGATCTGGCGAAGGTTCGCAAGGCTCTGAAGGATGACCTGAAGTACGTTCAGGCGTTCGCCGCTACAGGCTATGTCGGCACTGTTGCAGGCACGAATCTGTACGTCAAGAAGGACGCTACTCCGGGCAAGATCGTTGTTGCTACGAAGGAAGCCGTGAAGCTGATCATCAAGAGTGGCGTATCTACGGAACTTATTTCGCAGGGCGTGCGTGGCGCGGATGATGCGAACATCCGTAAGAATACGCTGTTTGCGCGTGCGGTTTATATCCCGGCACTGCACAACGAGACGAAGGCCGTATTGATCACCGTAGGCGCTTAATTGAGCATTACCCGATAGGAGGCAGACAGGATGGCACAAATTACAGATGAGCTTAAACAAGCCATTAAAACAGCAACCGGTGAAACGGACGAAGCCATTTTGTCTGCCTATATTGGGTTCGCTGAATCCGATATGCGGCAGCATTTGTACCCATTCTCCAAAGAAACCGAAGAAATACCGGATCGATATGCGGATAAGATAGCTGAAATTGCTATTTACAAGCTGAATAAGCGCGGCGCTGAGGGTGAAATGTCACACACTGAAGGCGGTGTGAGCCGTGACTACGATAATCCTGATGTGCCGGCAAGCATGTTCAAAGGTATTCATCCGTTCGTTGGGGTGCCAGTCAAATGAGAACAATGCTGCGAAACCAAACACCGTTTTGGTATCAGGTGTATGAAGGCGAGAAGGCGATTACCGTTAACGGTCTGAATACCGGAAGATCGAAACCGTCTTACAGCAAAGCGTTTGCCTGCCGCGGGGTGATCAGCGTAGCAACAGGATGGGCTGAAGAACAGGTGTTCGGAAATCTGGAAGAGTACGATCGGGTGATTACGCTGAGTGATCATTCCGTACCCATTACAGAAACAAGCCGGATCTATCTAACGGCTCCATCCGTTGACAGTGAAGGGAACGTTACCAGTCGGCCTGATTATATCGTGAAGCGCGTAGCTGACAGTCTCAATTTCCGCTTTATAGCGATCGGCAAGGTGGCCGCAAATGCTAGTACAGATTGATCCGCGATATCCGGACAGCGTAGACGAACTGTTAAAGGCTCTGGATAAATTGCAGACCGATCTGGAAAAGAAATGCGGAGAAGTAGTTAAGCGTTTGATCGATATAGGGTACAACGTAGCCAGCAGCACTTATGCTGCGGCTCCCTATGCGGGTACGTTCGACGTTACTGTTACAAAGACTTCCGTGTCTGAGATAGCACCGGGCGTGTATCAGGGTGAGTTACAGGCTAATGGGGCTTCTGTTCTGTTCGTTGAGTTTGGTACAGGCATCGCTAATTCCGTAGCACCTGCGGCAGAGTACGCCATGGTTGATACGGCGATACTTCCTCATGGTGGATACGGCAAGGGTAAAGGCGCGACCGGTAAACCGTGGGTGTACAAAGGATCCGTTTCTTCCGGCCATACTCCCCCAGGAACGTCGGAGATACGCAGCGGTTATGTTAGTACCTACGGTAACGATGCTACGCCAGCGATGTACGAAGCCAGAAAGCAGATTGAGGACGATTTTGAAAAAGTGGTCAAGGAGGTGTTCGGTATATGATCAGTCGGGCAGTAGCAGAATATACCATCGTGACACGTATCCAAGATGCGCTTTCCAATTCGGAGTATGCTGATGCGATCATTAGCGCATCCCCGCCAGCGGATAAAGCTAAGTTTCCGTATATCTATGTTCAGTTAACGGACTCACCGGAATCCTCAAATACAGCGGATACGGTCCTAGTTGAACACTACATCGACTTAACGTTTCAAGTCGATGTGTACACGAATAACGACAACGGCGATATGGACTGTTCGGCAATGATGGATTACATACTCGCATGTATGAAGCGAATGAACTTCCGGACAGATGCAAACACGCCTATGCCAAAACAGAATAACGATTCTATCTATCGAAGGACCGCAAGGTTTATCGGCAGATGGGATGGCACAACTTTTTATAGGAGGTAAAGAAAATGCCTACTTCTACTTATGGAACATTTCTGATGCAGGGAACTGCGGGATCCGAATCTACGGTAACTTGGGCTGAGTTCATTCCAATCAAGACAACCGGCGATCTCATGCCTTCGCGTGATCAGCTTGAAGTAACCAGCCTTGAGGATAACGCGCGGAAGTATATCCCTGGTATCCGTACAACCGATGGCGCAATCGAGTTCACGGCCAACTACGAGATTGATTACGTCAAGAAGATTGAAGCGCTTGAAGGCAAGCTGACGCTGTTTGCGGTATGGCTGGGTGGCACTGAGCAGGCCGATGGAACATGCAAGCCGACAGGTGAGTACGGAAAGTACATTATTGAAGGGTACGTATCTTACAGCGTTTCGGGCGCAGAAGTTAACAGTGTCCGTGAACTTACTGTAAGCATTATGCCGGCAGGCAAGTATTACCGCGATACAACCGGCGAATAAGCATTGATGTAATTGCCTCAAAGGAGGGGAATAAAACTGATGGCACAGACAATCAATTTTGAGTACGAAGGCGAACAGTACACATTGGAGTTCACACGGGCATCAATCAAGCAGATGGAGTCTACAGGATTTACCATCGCTGATTTGTCCCGCAAGCCAGCTACATCATGGCCAGTATTCTTTTCAGGAGCGTTTTTGGTTCATCATCGCAAACTGAAGGAAGAAAAGATCCGTGAGATCTATAAGCACATGGTTGATAAGGATCGGCTGATGGAGAAACTTACTGAAATGTATTACGAAGCACTGAGTACTCTTATGGACGATCCGGACGAGAACGACTCAAAAAAGATCGTTTGGTAGATGATTTATTTCCGGAATCATCTACCGTTGATATACGTACACAACAGTTAACTCCCCGCTTTGAGGAACTTTGTCCGACATATCTTGCCATGGGTATGACCTACGACGAGTATTGGAACAGTGATGTGTGCATTGCGCCAATGATGCGTCGCGCTCATGCCATTAAGATGCGGACAGAGAATCAAATGTTGTGGCTCCAAGGCCGCTATATCTATGATGTGCTGACGCAGCTTTACCCGCTATACAACGGATGGGCGAAAGGAGAAGTGTCACCGTACACGCCAGAGCCTTATCCGCTTACTGTGCAGGAAGATCGGGAGCGTAAAGAAGCAAAGAGTAAAGCGGAAATGGAGCGTGTTCGTAAATATCTTGAGCGAAAGATGAGTAAGTACAACTCGGAAAAGTAACAGGAGGGCAGTATGGCAGATAGTGTAGGATTGACGGGCATTGCGTTCACAGTCAAGGGAACAACGGATGCAAGTGCGGTGCAATACTTCAAGAATCTTGCCTCTGCCCTTTCATCGTATAAGGAGGCCGCTAAAGGACTCCCTACATCTTCGATGGTTAAGCTGTGCAATGCTTTGAACCTGTTTGAAGGCGTAGACACGCAGAATCTTGCCGTGCTTGGAAAAGCGATGAAAGACCTGGGCTCCGGCCTGAGAGCATTATCCAAAGCGTCGCAGGAACCGTTTAACCTGTCTGAAGATACGATCAATTCCATTCAGAAGCTGGTCAATATCGCAAACAGTATTCCTGATAACGTAAGCGCAAAGATGCGTGATGTGGCGGCAGGAGTTAAAGCGATGGGGCAGGCACAGCGTATGCGTACTCCACAGGTAAGTCCTGCAGTTAACAATACTCCGGCATCTGCGCAGGGCAATATTGAGGTGTCTGAGAACGAGTACTCACCGGAGGCGAGTGTTAATGCTACGGCGCAGTCGTTGAGATCGCGTCTTGGGCCTGCACTGGATGAGACTGCGACAAAAGCGAAAGAAGCACAGAAAAAGTTCTCTGAGTTCTTCGGCTCCATTAAGCGCATCGCCATGTACCGCCTGATCCGTTCCGCACTGAAACTTATTACTCAGGGCTTGCAGGAAGGCATAAACAATGCGTATCAGTACTCCAAGGCGTTAAATGGTCCGTTTGCTAAAAGCATGGATATGATCGCAACGTCAACGCAGTATTGGCGTAACAGTGTAGGTGCTTCGCTCATGCCTTTGATCAATGCGATCGCACCTGTTATTGACTCGTTAATTGATAAAGCAGTAACGCTTATTAACGTGCTTAATAAACTGTTCGCCATGCTTGGCGGGCAGTCTACTTACACAACGGCGCTTAAGGTCGGAAAACAGTACGCTGAATCCGCAGCGGGAAGTGCTAAAGCACTCCAAAAGTCATTGATGGGGTTCGATGAAATTAACCGTCTAAACGCTCCAAACAGCGGCGGTGGCGGTGGCGGTATTGACGCTTCAAAGATGTTCCAGACGAACAAGCTAAGTGGCGTGATGGGCGATATTTCAAATATGATCCAGCAGCACTTAGCAACGATCCAGCAGATCATTTTCCCTGCCTTTGCGCTTGTTCTTGGAACCATTCTTGCGTTAACAGGGCATCCGCTGATTGGAATTCCGCTGATGGCTATTGGAGCAGGAATGCTTGTCAGTGCCATTGCTACAAACTGGGATGGCATGACAGGAGAAATGGCGGCCGCGTTAACCGCAGTCATGGGTGTTCTTGGCGGTTTCTTCTTCGCTCTTGGCGCAATGATTCTTATTGCGAAGCCGGAAATGGCCGGTCTCGGCATCGGCTTGATGATCGCCGGTGCTGCCTCCGTAGTTACGGCGGTGGCGGTTAACTGGCACGCCTCTGAAGACCACCTGCGTGATGCAGCTGGTACGCTTACAGGAATTGCCTTCGGTGCTTTACTGGCCCTTGGCACTGTTGCGCTGATTGCAAGTCCACAAATGACCGGGCTTGGTCTGGCCATGATCGCCCTTGGCGCAGCCGGATCTATCGCAGCCGTAGGCGTTAACTGGGGCTATCTGGAGAATCCGTTCCGTTCTGCAATGTCAACCATCATGTCTATTGTTTCGTGGGGTCTGATGGGTGTCGGCGTTATCGTTGCGTTTACAGGCAGTATTCCTCTTGGTATTGGGATGATCGTTGCGGGTGCGGCTGCATTTGCGGCGGCAAACGTTAACTGGGATTCTATTCCGCCAAAGATCCGTGCCACCATTGGAACGATCACATCTGCGATTAGCGCGGGGCTTCTGGCCGTTGGTGCAGTTCTGGCATTTACAGGGCATATTCCGCTTGGTATCGGCATGATGATTGCCGGCGCAGCTGGTATGTCGGTAGCGGCAATTAACTGGGCGCAGATACCGGAAAAGGTGCGGAATACAATCACGCAGATTATGCAGCTTGCCGGCAGCGCAC